AGATGACTTTGCTTTTGAAGTAATTCTAACATTTTGTCGTGGTTTTTCTACTTTATTCATTTCTCCCTTTTCATCTCCCTTTTCATCTCCCTTTTCATCTCCCTTTTCATCTCCCTTTTCATCTCCATTATTAGAATTGTCATCATTTACATATTTATGTTGTAATTTCAAAGATACTTTTTCGGCCTCACTTACATTACGTACTTTTTTATATATAAAATATCGGTTTAAAAACGAAATTGTACGTTCCTCGCTAGTCATATAAGGTGCTTCGCCATATGATTTAGCATTTTGTGGATTTTGCTTAATATCACTTTTCATCTTATTAAATAAATCAGTAAATAACCCAGTCCCGCTCGTAATTGTAGATTTTATTTTTTCTAATTCTTCGGAAGATACAGGAACAAATCCATAATTTTCTAGAATACGCGTTAAATAAGTATAATTCACTAAATATTCGCGAAATGTTTTATTAATAGATTCTTGAAACACGTCAATAGCATATCCAACACATGATTCGTCGTCATTATATTCATTTTGGTGATACCTTTTAATGACTTCCCATATTTTTTTGTTTTTATTATTAGAATCATCGTGCGCCATAATAACTTTACTATCATTTTCTTCAGTATTTTTGAGCATATTAAACATTTTTTCCCCGTCATAACTCGTTCCAATAAAATATCCACCTTCTTTGGTTACTTCGGATACATTTTGTAAAAAGTTTTGTAGTGTTTCTTGATTTTCAAACATATAGTGAATCGCAAATTGAATAGAGCATATATCAAACCCTTCGGCAGCAACACCGTAATTTTTATAGACACCTTGCCCCAATATTTTTACATCCTTAGGCCCTTGCCCAAAAACAGCACGCGTTATTTGTTTATCTTTATCAACAAGAATACCAGTTGTTTTGCGAATATTTACACTTGAATTTCCATTTACAAATAAAGCAGACGGCATAACATTATACTTTTTTCTATTAGTAAGGTATCGTGCACAAGCCCCATCCATTCTGTTTTGAATGTTATCACGCGAAATATCAATACCAAATACAAACTTTAATTTTGAATTAATCCACTTAGGCCAATCACCCCCTTTTCCAACTGCTAAATCAATAAGTGTGTCACCCGGTTTTGAAACACTTTTAATAAGAGAACTTTTCACGTATAAATTATGGAAATCACGTAATGCTCGTGTTTTACTAACACCCGACACTTTATTATAATAGACATCATCGTCACTTAATTTTTCTGGAATGTTTGTCCCGGTCATTAACATTATTTGAGTTACGGGATAGTGTATTGAATGCCAATTGCTATTAGCAACATGATACGCATTACCATAGTTCTCTACCCCATTTCGTAATTGAGCTGTTTTGTCATAGCGAACACGTAACGGAACCCAACGCCACTCCTTATCATTCGCCATAACATACTTAAATTCAACAATCGTATTATCTTCAATAATTTCATTATTTTCTGTATACATATAATTATCGTCGTTTTCTTTATTTGAAAGACCTATATTACATATACCTGCTTTATAATCACTTGGTTCGGTTGGATAAAATTGCATTGGGACATATTTATTATCCCATGTTTTAACAACATTTGGTATCTTATCGTCAATCATATCTTGGTATGGATTTACAAACCCATGCCGTGTTTCATCAAAACCAACGCGTAAAATAACTGTTTTATATTCTTTTATTTGATTATTGGTGGATACATTCATTCCGTCTGAAAATAAAGATCCAATAAAATCAGTCCCATCTTCATTTTTCTTTACAGAAACTAAGAAATCAATTGTATTAAATTCTACTGGTTTCCACTTAAATGAATGTTCCCATGTCATTTTAACAGGTTTAATATATTCCCCTACCGTATTTGAACCAACGCCAAAATTCGCTGGGGTAAAAATAAGACCATCTGTTTCATATTCAAATAATCCATCGTATTTTTTTGTTAAAATAAATGTACAACCTTGAAAAATACTTTGCGTGTCACTTCCTAAATAAAATCGTTTTTTTGTAATATTTAATGGAAGAGGAGAAGCTTCATTCACAATAGATACTGCATTAATTTTATTAACAATGGATTCTAATAATGGCAATCTGTAATTATTTGCAACTTCATCACTATTAGTAGGTATAAATCCTTTTGAACGAATGTCTTCGCCATTAATGTAATAAATATCAAATGCAGCATACATATTAATAAATTTTTTATGTTTGTCGTATAAGATATGCTCACCGTCAATTATAGTATTCCAACATTCTTTGTTTTTAGATAATGTTCCAGTAAATTGGACATCCATATTAGTTGAAATCAAATAAATTTTCCCATTTGGAGCAATAAACAATAATTTACGTTCTCCATCTGCTTTATCGGTAACTGTATAGTGTTGTCTAATATTAGACACAGTTGAATCTGCGTCAACAGGTCTAATATTATGCAATTCTAGTGTATATGAAGAAGGACCTACAAAATTAGATGGAGTAATACGTGATTTTTCATTGTATTTTTTTCCCCACAACAATTTCATATATTCTTGAATAACAAATTGTTGTTCTGAATAACTAACCGGATAATTCGTTTCTTGTAATCCTGCCAAGACATATTTTACAATAGGTTTTAAAACCTGTTTATGAATCATCTCTGGTTTATTATACACACTTCCAATTCCAACTGCACTATTAATCATTTCTATTTCTACCTCATGCTTTTCATTTGATGTAAATACTCCTGATTCGTGGATTTGATACTCCGGTATATAATAACGGTTATCTTTCTTTTTTGATTCTTTTACAATACTCATATCTACTACAACTGGTAAAGTTGGATGGCGTAATTTAAAACGATTCAAATAACGAAATGTTTTTTTAGTTTTATCCCATTTATCAATGATAGAACGTATAATTGGTGATTCTTTATTTAAAGTATGTTCTTTACTCAAGGTAACACGATAGTTGAAATCGCGTACATCTATAGATGACATTTCTATTTCTTTTTCACCATCATTTAGTGATCTATTATAAAATTGTGATTTTTGTATAAATGAAACGCCACTGTCAATCGTATCAAGTTTGTTTGTTTTACAATATTTTTGTATATTATGTAATCCATTAATTTCTGTACGAATGATTGACATACGTGTTTTATTTGTTTTTTTATCATTATATTCGGTTTGAATACGTAATAAATATTCATTCGTATCAATAACGAACCCTTTTGATATTAATTGTTTAAATATATTATCGTAATTTATTTTTGTAATTTTTTTATTACCTATGCCACCACCAATTGTGCCGAATTTTACTTCTAATTCTAATTGTTTATCATCTACATCTTTTGTGACATTGTTTAGATATGTATTTAGTAATTTTATTAAATCTTTTTCATTATTATTTGGTTTAGTTTGTTGTTTCTGTATTGATGATTTTGAAGGTGGTGACACTTTTTTAATATTATCTTCTTCTTTTAATGTTGTCCTTTTTGAAGTTGACATAGTTGTATATAAATATTAGTGATAAGATAATATTTATATATTTAAATTGTATACAATCAATTTTATTATTAATAATTATCATTATAAAAATTAATTACTTTATGTATAAACCATTAAAAATGTTGTAAAATTTCATCATAGAGTTGTTTTTTGGTTTTAGATTTTAATTTACCGGTACTTTCATTTTTCTGTTCAGTATCAACTTGTAGCTTATTGCAAATATTATGCAGTTCAGAAGAGGAATAAGCTGCTGGAGATTTTAGTGGTTTTTGAATATTTTCAACAAACCAATACTCTGAATAAATATTATTTAAATACTCGTCAACTTCATTATTAATTTCATTTAATATTGTATTCTCATTATTCTTTATCCATTTAATTGAAGGTTCCTTTTTATTGTTTTGTACAAGAACACCAACCCTTGTCGTATCATTAAGATTGGAATTAATTATACAGTATTTACGCCCATAAACATAAGTGATTGATACATTATGTAATATACACAATGCGGTTAATCCTTTCAATGAAATTGTTGGGTTACTTACTAATTCTTCTTCTAACTCGGTTCTTTTAAGCTTTAATTCTTTGAGTTGTTCCTTTATTTGTTTAAATCCTTCAACTGTTTCTATTTTAATTCTTTTTTCATTTGTAAATGAATTCATACGGTTCATTTCATATTCATCATAACCATTCAATATAATAAAAAAACACCAAAATAATTTATCTTTTTGGCTTGGTGTAAATAACGTTAATGATGTATTATTTAAAACAGTCTCACTTTTTTTATTGATATTCGCATTTGCATTTGCATTCGCGTTTGCATTTGCATTTGCATTTGCATTCGCATTCGCGTTTGCATTCTCTGGACCTTTTTTTTCGCGAAATTTTAATTTATAATTATTATGTTTTTCCATATTTTCGCTGGAAAACATAAATGGTTTAACTGAATTAATATAATGATTCATTTGTTATTGAGATATGTAGTGTGTTATATAATAATAATGTTTGTCTTTATTATTGTTTTATATAATAATACATTTTTATTATATAAAAAGTTATTTAAAAAATGAATTCTCAATTTTTTGTTTTTCATTTTCACCGATTTTCAATTGCGCTTGTTGTTCTTCTACATAGTTAACATATTCTTTTAATTCATTAATAACATTTACTGGAAGTTCAGTTAAATTTATAAAAGTTCCATTATTATTCTCATTTGTTTTAATATTTGTAAATTTACTTAAAATTCGTAGTATTTCAATTTGATGTGATTTATCTATGATCTCAATCTGTTTTTTTAAATTATCTAATTCCATATATGTTTATTTACAAAATATATATTTAAGTTAAAATCATATTTACTAAAATAATGTAATTAATTATAAATTAATTTTTTTTGATATTTTTAAAGATCGTCTGGGAATAGTTTGTTTTGGTTTAATAGTTTCTTTTTTTCCTACGCCGTCAGTTGATTTATTAGCTAAGTTCATATCTACCGGTGTTATTGTATCTAATTCTATTATTGGTTCTTGCGATTTACTAATTTCTAAAAATTCAGCAATAATAGAAATGTGTGAATCATTTAATTCAAATCGTTGTCCAATAACACGAACTTTAATTTTATTGTTTTTTTGTACATCTGAAAATCCATTCACATTATAATTATGATCACGTGCAATAAATATAATAACAGGCGTTGGCATTTCATCTAATTCTGCTTTAATGCCAGCCTTATTAATATGTGTTGCAATACAATTTATATGCATTCCTTCAACAGGACAACACACATAACATTTAAAT